TAACAGAGATGTTGAGAACAGCATACATCATATTAAATCTGAGCTCACTATGTTGTGTGAATAATAATTTTGTATTTTCAAATAAAAGCGATAGTCATATTCTACAGACATAAATCTTTTGATTAAATGTTCTATTGTTGCTATTTGTTTTTTTATACTACAGTTGTTTATACGTGATAAAAATGGTAATTAGGTTCATCATGTGCACCGGTGCACATCACATAAATCAATTATACTCTGCTGTAATATCCAAGCTATTATTGCCATAATTAGAGATCATACCTGTGTTCAGCGCTCATATCTTACCTGCGCTCAGCGCTCACATCATACATGCGCTTAGATCATACCTCCTATCAGATCTTACCTGCGTTCAGCGCTCACATCATACCTCCTATCAGATCTTACCTGCGTTCAGCGCTCACATCATACCTCCTATCAGATCTTACCTGCACTCAGCGCTCACATCATACCTCCTATCAGATCTTACCTGCACTCAGCGCTTAGATCTTACCTGCGCTTAGAACTTACCTGCTATCAGATCTTACCCGCGCTTAGAACATACCTGCGCTTTGCTTGACTATGGAGATTTTGGAGTCTATACCTGACGTTGTTGAATGTGGAACTGTTGGCGTTCCTCTGGCGTGGGATGAGTTCGCTATGGATGTTATAACGGGGGCAGTTAGCGCACACTCTGATTTTCCAACAAATTCTGTCGGATGGATTGCTTCAAGGCGAATATGTAAACTCAACCTTGAAGTTAATGTGCTTGATAAACTTGTGTGGTTGAGCAGACACATAAGATTAAGAAGTGCTTATAACACGCAGGGGGAAGTTGGCGCAAACGGGCTTTATGTGAAGGCTATACCTGACAGAAAAGTAACCTGGCAAGAATATGAATTGTGGTTAGCTATATTAACTGCTTTTTCCAAAAAGTTCGATTGTAATATAGATTGGGTGAGATTGACAGCCTGTGCAATATTTTCTAAACAAGCCTACGGTCCTCCTTATTTTTTGTTCTTAATTGGTTCAGATGGAGCTCATTGGGTTGATATATCTTACTCTAACGAACAGTCCAGATCAAACTTTTTCATGCGTGCACCTAATCTAATAGATGCACAAAGTGGCATATGTGTGTGTAAAACAATTGCTCAATTAAGATGCGGGATATGTAGAAAACAATTCTACTGCAGTGCAACTTGTCAAAAGCATCACTGGAAAGCACACAAAAATGTGTGCATGAAGCAAACACAATCGCCAGAACCTTCGTTAATTGTCATAACATACGTTGAGCTATATTTGCGAAAAAAAATAATCACGTGGTCCAGAGAGCGGTTAATTAACATGGCTCAATATATGATGCAACTACCTTTGACTGTCAGGACAAGAATGTGTAACAAGGGGGTGTATCGTGAAAGTGATGGTAGAACATCACGCGGCACAACAGAAAAAGATCAAAAAAGAGCATTGCACTTTTTCAATGCAAATTCTGAAAATAAAACTTTGCACGTTGGTATTACACAGGTAGAGGGAACATCTATATGGGAGCGGAACGTTTGGATTGAAATGGAAGGCACTATATTAGATCTCGTGTTTCCTAAAACCGATGCGAAAGTATTGTATTTTGGATATGAAGAAGATTGGAATCTTTTAAAACCATATTATGTTTATATAACACTGTGTGATAATAATGTATCCGTTTTAAACATTAACAGACTTGTTACATCTTGCATTGAAAAACTTGCGGAGTTTCAAAAAAAACACAAAGGACATCTGGACACTCATGATGCAGTTGAGGTCTTGCGTAATGTTTATGACTCCATTCCTATATGATAATTTGCTACAGAACATTTCAAACATAATGATGATGAAAATGATGAACACGATGATGATGATTTTCTAAAATTAGATTTTCTATTTTGAATAAAAAAACACATTATCAAAGTGGTTTGCCGCACATACAGGTGTATCAGTCTTCACAGTTGGTTGGCAATAAATGTTTTTGTATTTATCATAGCTATTCACGCGCTGCTGATTGTTTCCTGGCCTGGACTGATGAACAGCTTGTTGCATAGCACCAGGAGGAGGATTAGCAGATGCCAGAGTAACATTGTTCATATAGAAAGCATCAGGAAGAACTTTGACATCACCATAAGTAGCACCCTCCGCAAATGCCTCGCCCGTATATAAGCCACCATTCTTTGATGGTTCGGGAACTCTCATATATCCAAACTTTTCAAACGAATATTCACCTTGATTGTTAGTCTCTTTAGAATAAGGTTGTGGAAACATTATTTAAATATATAGACATATATATTTTTAAAACATGAGCTTTCAAGATCTCAAACACATCATCACGGATAAATCCTTTGGAAGTGATAATGCAAAAAAAGTAGAACACTATGCTGCTAAGTATCCAACGCTCGTCAAAGAACACCCTATGTCCCTCATATACTGCTGCTCTCGCTCAGATGATGTTAATGACTGTGTCAAGCTATTAGTTGTTTTAAGCAAAGTGTATAATCATGTGATCACTCATAGCTCAAAAGAAGATATCATCGAACTCGTAGAACACGTTATGGCATCTGACAAACATACCATCGACATCATCTTCGATTCAGAAACCAAATATTTGAAAACAATCATCGGGTCTCCACTAATATTCTTTAAAGTATGCAACGAACGTGGCAACTTTAATAAAAAACAATTAGAAATGATGCTATCCTATAGGGATCAAGTCAAAAACAATGAAATTTCACAATATAATGCATCTGTTGATGTAGGAACAGCTCTCGTAGATAAATATGTTAAACCAAATATCAAAGCTACTCGATAATTAATACTCCACATCATACTTTTTACACCACTCTACGCAATTGTTGATATCCTCATTATTTTTATTTATCTGACATTCAACGTCCATATTTCTAAGCTGCTCAGCCTCTTGCAACGTTTTCTGCAAATACTTCATCTGCCGATTAGTATAATATGTATTATACATACATAATCGAGTTGCCCCACTATCACTATAGTATTTTCCCAACGACTTCTCTATACCAATATTGTTGATGAGCTCACTTCGTAAATCTTGAATTATACCGTACTTATTCATTCCCTTGAAATTGGTGCAAACCAGATATTTCTCAGAGTTGGCTGGTCGCGACGTAAAAGGTTTCGTTATGAATATCTCCTCATACATCTCAATAAGAATAGATATGAGACAATTCGTCTCATATGTAAAGATATCAAATATCTTGATGATGAATGATCCACCTGGAGCTTGTGCAGATATAGCTGTATATATCTCACTCAAGAACAACCTCAAGAAACTATTCTCCTGATTATTGAAATCAACACTGAAATCGAAACCACCATCCGCCGTTACCAATTTACATCTATGTTTTCCCACCTTCGCAATAAAATTATCAATGTTCCTAACATCATATAAATCCCCAATATTCTCCATCTTACGATTAATATAAATATGATTGCTCTGACATATATCCTTGTTTAATTTCCAAAAAGGCACCTTATTGTCAGTTTCCGATTGAATGAGCAACGTTATACCATACATTGCCTTGATATCTATCGCATATTTGTTCTTAAAATCAATCAGACACTCTATGAACCCTCCTGGACCCTCAGCAATGTGCGCTGTCGTTATGCTACTCCCCACAGTGCCAGCAAACAGTTGCGGTGTAAAATCCTTGAGAATCTCCCATAGTTTGAAATAAGCTCTGCTTATAGGATTCTTCTTACAGATCTTTGTATGTTTCTTAGACGATGAGAATATAAACTCATATTCATTCATATTGCGCTTTGCCGTATCCCAAAGATGAGTGTTTTCAATATTGTTCTTCAATTTTTGTAATTCATTTCGCAAATTTCTATTCACCCTATTGACATTATCTCTGTCTAACGTTTGACCCTCGTATTTCGATAAAAAAAATATATAATTATCCATGGCCTGTTATTATCAAATTATATTTACATTATCAGTTCTTTTTAAATATAAACCACTCATTCAGGAAACTATATTCTTTCATCGTATCATCCATTTTATCTTTAAAGTTCGGGTCATCCACGTTATCATTATATATCTTATCAAACGATCCATGTGAAGCGCTCAACTCAAATTCTTTCATCTCTTCTTCAGAAAGCACATTGATGTTAAACTCCTTTAATTTAGCCTTCAGAATATCGAAATACACTAAATACTCCTCCAACACCTGATTAATACTCTCAACAAACACATCAATCTTCCTACCGATCATCGGATCTTTATCCGTATATTTCTTACGGATCATCCACATGACGTTATTATTCTTCTGACGAATAATCGTATCCTTCTTCTCGGCTTCAAACACACCATTCACCCTGTCACCGTCGAAACAAGTTCCTATGAAATATCCACCAACCTTCAACACACTATTAATATTTTTACAGAACGTATCGAGAGTCTCTGCGTTTTCAAAGAAATAGTGAATGGCAAACTGACAATTGACCACATCAAAACCTTTCTTGACTTGCCCAATATATTGCTTTACAAAAGGTGTGTTATATTCAGGGATATTATCAGGAACATTCATGTCCCACAACACCTGCGTCATAAATCGCAATTTGTCATTGTTGAGCGTCTTGAAATAATCACCGTTCCATTTCTTCTTACCATTCAACTGGATGAATATCATAGGGTTCTTCTTAGGATTAAACTGTTTGTATTTCTCAACATTCGTGATGTTCGTTAAGTATCTCGACCAAGCACTGTCGGACGCACCAAGAATACTGTCGAAACTCTGATCTGCGCCCACAACCAGTTTAAAGCCAGTAGTCTGTCCCCTATCAACGTATTTGGCCATGTCTGAACCCTTACCGCAACCGATATCGAACAAGGAGAATCTCTTAGACTTGAATCTGCCGATGAGATGCCTGTTCTTCACATATTCGTTATGAAAGTTCATCAGAGGCTTCATTTGGAATCTTAACCTATCAACATTTCTCATAGAATATATATCATCATCATAATTTGCAATATCATTGGTAACCTGTTTTTCTCCTGCGATCATGGCATCCGTCACAGGGTTCTTTATACTTTTCCAGACATTCATCGCAGTCATGTAACTATTAGCAGTTCCATCAATTTTCCTAGTTTTCTTATATAATTCCGTCTTGTCTTTTCTGATCTTATTAGGGATCCATTTGTGAAGTTCATCAACTGAATCATCATCGTTATATGCAAACTCCACGATGTCTCGGTCGCTTATGATCTCATCTTTTCCTGAAATAATATTACCATCCTTCAGAGGCAACTTGCACTCTCTAAATTGTCTCATGCTGTTATTGCTGCCACTCATTTCAATCTCATATATCCCGTTAGCAATATTCAGAGGGTCAATGTTTTGCATCTTGGTGTTATCATTAACATAAAGTTTGCAAGATACGAAACCATCAATCATGGCTTTATCAGTTATCTTAAATTCAATCATCATATCGATTGTATTATCCTCAGGAGGTTTCCATTTATATACTTTATTCCATGATCCACCAAAACGATACTCGATGACTTCATTCTGATAGATGGCCCCCACACCAAGCTTGGTAGGCTGAAATATGAGACCATCGATGTTATAGGGAAATAAAATGTTGCGCTCCTTCCAAATATATTCGTTGGCAATCTGTAATAAGTTCTTACCAGCTATCTTAGCACGCTTCTTGACATCTCTGTCGCGAGTAAAAAACTTCTTCACATCAACTTTGAAAATACTATTCCCTGAAAGAGACTTGATATTTTCGCGCAAGAGATTGTATCTGTCATCATCGGTTTTCTTGTATTCCTGAGAGATAAATTGTAATTCTCTCACATCTTTGCCTTTATCGAAATACATGTCGAAACACATGAAGACATTATAATCGTTTCCACTCTTATCCTTTCTTATCAGTTCGCCATCGATGAGAGTATTCACTCGGGTGCTGGTAAAACCCGTGTCGATAATAAAGAATCTGTTATTAATCAGATAAACTTTCTGGTTATCTGCGATGAACAATATGTTTCTTTCACCATCCGCTTTCTCTGTCACAGAGTAATTGGCATCATCACTCAGGACGTTATCATTTTGAACAATGTCGTCAGTGTTGATGTTTTGCAGCTCAAGTGTAACAGGATTATAAGATAAGAATATTTTGTTAGGGAACCTTAACAATTCCGTTATCATTTCAGCAGTTCCTGAGTATTTTTTAGAGACCCTTGACAAAAACTCGGGATTCACAAGCCTTAAATAGTTTATCATTACTGTATGTGATTCACTCTGTTTAATAACTGATTTCGTATTGAAAACAACTCTTAAAACAACGAGCATATATTTCAGTAGCTGTTCAACACAAGCCTTATCTGCAATGTCGGTATTCAAATATTCGATCTCAACCTCATACATCTCTTGTGCTTGCATCACGTTGGATCTTAGAAATGACTTTACTGGGTTCATCCTATTGCTTTTAACGATGGTGAGATCAATCCTGAAATTATTGGCTGAGTCTATGAATGAAAAGCGTCGCTTCAAACGGAAGACCTTAAGAGACTGCTTGACTTCTTTAATGTATTTTGCTTTATCACCCACAATAGGCTTTTCAGACTTCAAATTGACTCTGAAATAATAATCTGAAAGACTGGTATGTTGTGCCATTTGAGTTTTTGTGATCATCTCGGAGTTGTCGGGTATTTCACCTGAAACACAATATGTTTTTATGGCCTCTGAACTCAGTAGAGTCGTCCTTATATTATTTCCATCGATCTTCGCAATGATGTCGAGACTGTCTTCGGTGTTGTCAGGATACACGTATCTCTTGAAATTTTTCGACGAATTGAAGTATTGTAACAGTTCTGTGAATTTTTGAGTATCGATCTTATGTTTGAGCACGGCTTCACATTCTAACTTTTCAGCCTTGGATCGTTTCACGTAGTCGATAATTGTGTCGAAAATATCACTACGCACCTCCATTTCTTAATTAGAATAAACAAAATGTTTATTTGTAAATATGCTTAATATAAATCAATTTTTCATTACTTAATATAGACCACATTTCTTTAAGTGAGAAATTTAAAGGAAAAAAAGACAGCAGATATAGGTGTTATTTTATGCTTTGTAATTTTTATGTTTTGTTATTTATCAGTAGTTATTAATAACTTCAATTCTTGAATAAGGTCAGACTTCTTTTTGTCGATAGTATTAACTCTATAAAGTTTGGCATATTCTTTCAATTCATCTAATTTCAATTCGCCGAGTAGCTTTTCAGATAAATATCGTTTCATTGAAGATACATCAACCGACTTGTTGATCCCGAAATCGAAAGCACCTTTATTATAGAATATGGTGATCGTCTTAGGATAATCATTATCCAATTTAGCATATGTATTGTCTGCAATCATGGTTATATTCATCTTGATTAGATTACTGTAGAATTTCATACAGTTTGTGTAATCACATAACAATGCTCTATCTTCAAGAACGTCCATGATTTGAAACTTGATGACGCGGCTCTTGTGTGTTATGGTCTTTAAATAGTCACCTGCTTTATCCAAATTGTTTTCGAAAAACTTTTTATAATCTTCTCTGGAAATCATCAAATCATTTGTTATATACATTAACAAATCTAAAAAATTAGTTATCTGAGGTGTAGATTTAACTGCTGTAACGTTTGTGAAGTAGCACAACTTATCACGAAAGACTCTGCCACATTTGATAAGTTTATTCCCCTGTGTGAATGATGTAGTTCCAATATCGAACTTAATCTTACAAGGGATAGATTTCAAAAGCGCACTATTCATCTCCTCACTCCAATAATCTATTAATTTAATATATATTGTTCTTTTTTTAAATCATATTCATTTTTTGACATCAATGATTCAGAGTTGCGCAGATACTTCTTCTTAGCGTTGTTGAACTTGAGTATAGACGTGTTTTTATCGGCGGCTTTCTGGACATCGTTATTGTATTCTATAAGAAACTTCTGGCTAACTGTTATCGTTGTGCTGGTGTTTTCGCTCATAGTCGCGCTTTTAATCTCCTCGTCTAATTTGCTATGATTGGTTATCATGTGCGTCTGTGAATTCACATTATTCAATTGTATTTTATCAAGCATGTTAGTGAGTTCAGATAATGACTTCTCACTCAACTTTTGTAAGTCAAAAAAGAATCCAGTGCTATTCTCCGTTAGATTCTCATTATTTTTCTTTAAAATGAATATGACCGCCTCGTGAAACGAATTGTGTAGTTCTTCTAAACGTGTTTTTAACATTTTTGCTTTTGTTTTAATTACGTAATATTAGCTCGATATTCTTAAATAGTCTAACGTGCCTGCCCCTTTACTGGAGAGAACTGGCAAAAAAATGAAAATGTTGTAACATACACTTGTACTGGAGAGTACCCCTGTACCCTGTACTGGATAGTATACGGTGCTAGAGCTCACGCGCGCAGCTGCCAAGATGACCCCCCGCGCATGCTGCTGATCGAATCGGTGATGTCCGACGAGTTGAAGAAAGTATTAAAAAAGATAGACGAGGGCGATGATGTCGTCGTCTTCAAGGGAACGGAAAGTAGCGCCATCGGGAATTTTGTGCTGTCGGTAAAAGAAAAACACTAGGACGATGCGTCTAAAAAATCTTATATATTTTTCAAATTAGACGTATCATATCGTTAATGCTTTTGCAGATACGTTTCGCAACAAAAAGAACGCTAAATAGTGGCTTTTATTGAGCCCGAGGATTGGCCTCGCGCCTTCATTCGTCATCACTATCACTGATGATGTCATCATCTGATAAATCCTCCACTAAGTCTTCCACATCATCATCTTCTTCTTCCTCCTCATCTTCTTCTTCATTTTCATCTTCTTCGTTCAACTCATCATTCTTTTCATCATCTTCCTCATTTTCATCATCATCATCATCAATCAGAATATCATCATCGTCATACACATCATGTGCACCGATAGTCGCATCACTATCGTCTAATTTTACATCAATTAGTGCCTTCTTAACGATTTTACCGATGATAGATATTTTTTTATTGAATAACTGATATTTCTTACCAATAATTTGAATACTCACCTCGTCGTTAATTTTAACATTATTTTGTAAATCAACATCAGACTGAATAGCCACACTATGTTTAGGAACGATGATCTCAAGAATGGGCACTCTTCCATTATCATCCTCTATAAAAGATGAACACAGAATACCAAAATTATTTATATTTACCACACTGGCATTCACGATGTTGCCCTTCACAGGATTACACACCAAGGCCGAATATTTCACAAGGAAATTGAGATATCCGTGAAAACTACTCATCTCCACTTTACCGCAACTCAGTTTAACCAATTCAATTGTATCTTTCTTAATGTATCCATGGTTAGAACAAATGCCTTCTTTTGCGTGTTTCAACTGTTTCAGAATTACACCAGCGATGTCGTTATGAATATCCTTAGGATGAACTTTAACATTATCAACAAACTCTGCTCTTAGAAAATTAGCATTCATATCCATGTTTGTTTATTTTACATATATTACATATATTTATCCTTCAAATCATTTTTTCGAAGTCAGAATGGACACTATAGGTCGTGTCATACGTCTATAATATCTCAAGATATACTCTATAACACCAC